TGCCGCGGATCGAGCGCGGGCGCGAGGTGAGCGCGAGCACCTTGCGCCCCGAGGCGAAGTCGATGCGGAACGCCTTGATCGCGTTCTTCTCGCCCTTCTCGTCCTCCTCGACGAAGAGCGTCTCCTGGGCTTCGCCGGCGGCGATCGAGAACGCGCGCGTCCACATCGCGCAGTCCTCGATGTACTCCTTGGTCATATCCTCCGAGTAGCCGATGTAGAGGGCGTCCATCCCGCCTTCGCTGCCAGCGGTGAGCACCGAGTCCGAGGCATCGCACCAGGAGGCGCCGATGCGGCGCGACTTCTCCCAGAGGGCGACCTCCGCCTTGTCGCGCACCCACTCCCGCTGGTACGGCAGCAGCACCGGCGGCACCGAAGCGGGCACGGCCGGCTGCGGAGCCGGCACCGAGGCTGGTGCCGAGGCGCGCGACGTCGGCGCGCGGCGAGGGCGCCGGTCCGCAGCACTCATGCGCGTCCCCCGAGCCAGAATGCGACCCACGCGCGCGCCGAGCGCCAGTACCAATCGAGCCACGCGCCGGCGAGCTCTGCGATGAGCCGCCGGAGGCGCCGCTCGGCGAGAACTATGATCGTCGCGCTCATCGCGCGCCCCAATCCTTGAGCTTGACGTGTTCGTGCCAGCCGCAGCCCTCGGTCGGGCACTCGACACTCGGCGTCACCGTGCCGTCGGCCGCGATCTGGTGGTCCAGCTCGGCGTCAAGGCCGCACCGCGGGCAAGTCAGGCGCGCCGAGACGCCGCCGCGCACCGGCCGCCAGGTGCCCTTGCCGCTGCCCTTGCGTATCTCGATCGCGCTCATCCCGCAATCCCCAGGATCTCGCGCTTGATCGTCTCGACGGTAGGCGCCGAGAGCCCGCCCTTCTTCGCCAGGCGCGCCACGCGGTCGGCCGCAGCCTCCGCCTTGCCGCGGATCTCGATCTCGTGCTTCTTCTGGTTGACGCTCGCGCGGCTCAGTTTCGCGATGTTCGCCGCCACCGCCGAGAGGAGCTTCATGCGCTTGGCGGGGTTCTTCTCCTCGTCGGCCTCGCGCAGCGCGACCATCTGGTCGAAGATCTCCGTCTGCACCAGGCTGATGACCGCTGCCGAGCGCAGGTCCGCGTCGTCCGGCGCCGCCTTCGCGATCGCGGCCGCGGCGTGCGTGCTCGCCCTGATCGCTTCGAGCTTGCGCTCGAGCTGCGTGCCGTAGCGGTGGATCGAACTCTTGCCGATCGAGAAGCCGCGCTCCTTCAGCGCCGCCGAGAGCTGCTCGTAGCCGGAGAAGTTGCCCTCAGCGAGCGCCTGGTCGAGCCAGACCCGCACTTCGGGCGGCAACGCCGAGACCTTGGAGCGCTGGCCCACCGCTCACCAGTACTTTTTCGGCCGCGCGATGCCGGGCTCGGCGGCGATGGTGTACTCGACGAAGTCCACGCCGTGGCGCGTGAGTTCCGCGGTCCAGGGCGCGCCCTCGAGGCGCTTGAGTTCGAGGAGCTTTCGGTCCTCGAGGTAGTCCATCTCGCGGCGCAGCTCGCGCGCCGTGCACTCGATCGGGATGGACTGGATCGCCGAGAGGACGAGCGTCTCGGCGACCGGCTCGGGCCGCCCAGCGTTCACGGCCACGAGGATCTGCCAGCGGATGGTCTCCCGGCGGTTGCGTTCCATGTCCATCGCTCAGCCCCTCGGCGACTGCCGCTCGGCGAGCAGGCGCATCTCGGAATACAGCGCGTCGAGCTTGGCGTTGATCACGGTCTCGAACCGGATGTGGTCCTCGCGCCGCACGTAGTCCTTCGGCAGGTCGGCGAGGAGCTTCAGGAACGAGCGCTCCTGCTCGCGGCCGTGGTCCTCCAGGCGCCGCAGCCGCTCCTCGTACTGCTTGCGCCCCTCCTTGCGCGCCTCGTCCTGGGCGGCGAAACGCTCGTCGAGCCGCCGCTCGAACTGCGACACGATCACCTTCGCGAGCGCCCAGTACCCGCCCACGATGGCGGCGAGCGCGCTCACGACGCCCGCCAGAACCTGGATCTCGACGCTCACGGCGTTCTTCCTTTCCTGTGGTTCATGCCCGTCCTACCCGCCGCTCCGCCCAGGCTTGGCACTCGACGCAGCGCGTCGCGCTCGGCAGCGCGCGTCGGCGCGCGGCCGGGATCTCCTCGCCGCAGTCGGCACAAATCCCGGAACCTGGCTCCCCCAGCGCCGCGGCACGGGCCTGCGCACGCAGCCGGTCTGCGAGATAGGCCGCCTCGCGCTCCTGCGCATGGTCCGCTTCGTCCATCACTTGCCGGGCGCGCCCTTCCACGCCGCGACCGCCTTCTCCGTCGAGCGCCCGATCACGTAGCCGCCGACGCCGATGTTCATCAGCGTCCACAGGTGATCGGGCAGCTCGAGCACCGGCGCCGTCCCGGCCCCGAAGAGCGCGTTCACGTAGGGCGCGAGCAGGTAGTTGTTCGCGACGATCGCGACGATCGTGAGCATCAGCAGCGGCCGCCAGTTGCGCTGCATCCAGGATTGCCCCTGGGCCTCGGCCAGGATGATGTTCACCGCGCCTTGCAGCTCGGCCTGGCCCTGCTGCAGCACCGCGAGCGTCACCTCGGCTTTCAGCTTCTCGGCCTGGTCCTTGTCCGGGACTGCCTTGTCGATCACCCTGCCAATCAGGCTGGAGATCGCTGGAATGAGCACTTGCAGCATCGTTCGTTCTCCTTTCAGAGGCGTATCACCGGGCGCGCGCCTCGATCCGCCAGCGCGCGCCGCCCGGGCGCGCACCCGCGCGCCGCATCACCTGGTCGTAGAGGCCGCTCGTGTCGGCGAGGAAAAGCTCCGCCGCGTCCGCGCTCGCGAGCGCGAGCGAGCCGTCGCGGATCTGCTCGGCGAGGAGCCCCGGAGCCCAGCCGACGAGGCCCATGTAGTAGCGCGCCTCGTTCGGCGCCGTCTCGATGAGGCGGTCGATCGCGGCCTCGGTGCCGACGAGCCAGACGCCGGGCACCAGTTCGAGCGAGCCTTGCGCCGGCACCGGCGCGACGCGCGCGATCGCAAACAGTACGTCGCGCGAAGCGGCGCCGCCCCAGTACACCTGGTCGCGCACTTCGCGAGACGGCACGTCCTCCGGGAAGAGCATGGCGAGCTGGATCTGCATCGGGCGGTTGAGCACGACGCCGACGTGCCCGCCGCGCGGCAGCGGTGCGACGATCATGACGGCGCGTTGGTAGAGCCGGCCGTCGAGCTTCGGGGTCGCGGCGACGAATACCGCGCCCGCGTCGATGTCCGGCGCGGCAGGCTGTTGGGCCGTCGCGGGCGCGATGACGCAGAGGAGCAGCGCGAAGGCGAGAGCGCGCTTCATGCGGTCTCCTTGAGGGGCGCGGAGAGGAGGTGGTCGGGGACAGGCTGCATGCCGCGCGCGAGCCAGCCGGCGACGTCGAACCCGGGGCAGGTCTTCAGCCACTCCCAGGGCTCGACCAGGCCATCGTTATCCTGGTCGGGCGAGAGATCGCGATGGCCGCAGACGCGGGCCGCCGGATACTTGAGCTTGAGCAGCTCGACGAGCTGCTTGAGCGTGCCCCATTGTTCCGCGGTGAAGCGCTCCGTGCCGATCATGCAGATGCCGATCGAGGTGCGGTTGTTGCCCACAACATGCGCGCCGACCTCGTCGAGGTGCCGGCCGGTGGCGATCGCGCCCGACGTGTAGATCACGAAGTGATAGCCGATAGAGCCGAGACGCGGGTTCTGCTGGTCGCGCCATTGGAGCGCGCGCCGGAAGCCGCGCTTCGCATGCCAGCGATCGATCACCTCGGCCGGCGTGGTGAAGCCGGGCTGCCCCGTCTCGCCCTCGAAGAGCGAGACTCCGTCCGGCGTCGCCGAGCAGTGGATGACGATCAGGTTGACCTCGCGGAGCATCGCTCCGCGAGATTAAGAGCGTGCGCAAGACCCCTTAACCCCGACCGGCGTCGGGGGCGGTGGGATCAGGTGCCGGCGGCGCCGGCAGAGCGCGTCGTCGGCTCGGGCTCGTCCTCGTCCGCTTGGGCGCGGATGCGCTCGACCGTGCGCATCGTGAGGCCGTACTTGCGCGCGATCTCCCGCACGGTGAGCCGCTCGGCACGGATCGCGCGGTTGCGCTCCCGCCGCAGCCGCTCGAGCGCGAGCGGGATCTTGATCTCGCACTGCGGCCATTCGGACGCGAGCCGGCACGCGAGCTCCATGCCGAGCAGCTCCGCGAGCGGCGACTCCGGCTTCACGCGGCTCGGGTGCGGCAGGTAGACCGCGGTGCCGCCGAAGCGCTCGATGAGCGCAAGCGTCGCCGGCAGGCCGATCACACGCACGATCTCGTCGACGGGGGCGTGGATCACGCGGGGATCTCCACGTTTGAGCGCGACGCCTTGTAGCGCGCGATCTCCTGGGCGTACTCTGGGCCATAGGTCAAGTCGTACAGGGTCGACGACGGCAAGTTGAGACGCCAAGGGGCATAGAAACGCGCGGTGCCAAGGCGGGCCGCGGGCGGCAACACATCGCGGAACGTGCAGACGACGACCTGCTCGGGCCAGGAAACCCCGCGCTCGCCTACCCACGCATATTCGCCCGAAGGCATGAACCGCACCAGGCGGGCCTGGCGAACCCAGTCTCGGTCGCGGCGCGCGATCATGGCGTGGCAGACCACGCGATGGCGAGGATTGAAGCCGGCTTGCGTGAACATCAGCGCGCGCCTCGCGCGGCGCGCCGCCGCCTGTCGTACTCGAGCGCCGCCACCAGGCGCCGCAGCTGGTCCGCCGTCGCCCACTCGAGCTGGTCCACGTGGAACATCCGCTTCGCCATCGAGCGGGCGTAGTTCCAGGGCCGCGCGGCGTCGGCGAGCAACGCTTCCAGTTTATCCACGAGCGCTTGGCGATCGGCCGGCACCTGCGGCTTCTTGCCGTGATCGCGCTCGGTCGCTGGAGCCGGCTTCGGCCGGAACCCGCGGCGGCGCAGGTGCTCGATCACCGCCTGGCGGCCGGCGTGATCGAGATCCGCGGCCGAGCGTACCCGCGCGACGGTGAAGAGCATGTCCCGGTAGGTGCCGTCGTCCAGGCCGAGCGCCTTTTTCGCCACGTGGATCGCGGCGAGCTCGCGGCGGCGGGTGTCGGGCGCGGCCATCATGAAAACAGCTCCGCGATCCAGCGGCAGATGCGCCCTGCGGCTTCGTAGCGGCTCCCATCCCACTTGCCCGCGTAGTCGGCGCCGGCGCCGCGATGCGCGGTATGAAAGCTCACCTGTCCCGTCGGGATGTCCACGTAGAGCACCGCGCGATGGAACTCCTGCACTTCGTCCGTTCCCCAGCCCCACGAGATCCCGCAGGCGGCGGCGTGCTCGCTCAGGATCTTCACGAGGTTTCCCATCGCCCATTGCTTCCGGTCGTAGGCCATGCGCCGATACGATCCCTGCCCGCGGATGCCGCCGCGGTAGACCTTGGCGCGTGCCGAGTTCTTGTGCGCGCGGAACAGGTTCAGCGCGACCTCGCCGCGCGGCCCAAGCTGCGCCAGGCGCTCATAGAGCGCCCGGGTCGCCTCGCCGTCGGAGCCCTCGTAGATGCGCACGATGTCGGTCAGCGTCACGGGACCGCTCCGTCCATCGTCCGGGCGGCTCCCCAGCGCTTTGCGTTGGTGTTCTCGGCCGAGAGTCTGCGATTGACGGTTCGCCGGATCTTCGCCAGGTGTGCCGGATGGAAGCACGGCGGCCGGCAACAGTCGTGATGGACCTCCATCCACTTCGGGATGTCCCCGGGGTCGTGCGCGAGCTGGAAGGCGAGCCGGTGCACGAAGAACTGGAAGTGCCGGCCGTGCAGCCGCACGTTGATGCGGCCATAGTGCTTGTTGTTGACCGCGCCGGCCCAGTAGATGCAGCCGCCCGGGTCCGCGAGCGCGTTTCGGATCAGCCGGCGGATGACCTGCACGGTCTGCGGGACCGTGAGGAAGCGCGGCCGATGCCGGAAGCGCTCGATCAAGAGCTTCACGGCGGCAATCTGGTCGAACCCGGTTCGGCTCATCGCTTCGCTGGCGGGTGGTCGCCGCGCAGGCGCAGCGCGGCCTCGCTGCTCAAGAACTGAAGGATGACCAGCGTCTCGTCCTTCGCCTGCTGCTCGGTGGCGCCTTCCTTGGCGCGCTCGGCCTCGCGCGCCGCGAGCGCGGCGGCGAGCATCTCTTCATGGAAAACCCAGTAACGCATCGTTCAGGCTCCTTTGCGGCCGCGGCCGGGATACGGCTCAAGCGGCGTGGTGTAGGCGAGCCGCCCGGGGTGCCGCGGGTAGCCCTCCGCGGTCGTCCCGAGGCACTGCGCAGGGATGCCGTCGCGCCTCAGCCAGGCGAGCGCGACGAGGTCCTGGTCGATCAGCCCGCCGTGCGCGCCCCAGGCACAGACGACGGGACCGCCCGAGTCATGCGCTGCGTGCGCCGCGCGCACGAAGTAGTCGCGATTCTTCGGATCGGCGAGCCGCTCGGGGGCCTGGTAGAGCGCGAGGGGATCGGTCGAGATCCAGGGAAAGAGGTTCACCACCAGGAGCCAGCCGCAACCCCAGAGCTGCGCGAAGCCGATGCAACGCGCGATGGTGTTGTCGTTGTGCACCGCGTCCGCGGCAGAGGGATTGAGCATCGCGAAGCAGGCGATGCGGCTCCCGGAGCCGACGTGGCGGCAGAGGAGATAGCGGCGTTTGCCGCATCCCGAGAACACCGCGCCCGGCTCCATGCCCGGCGCCGCGCAGTTGATGTACCGCGTACGCTCGGCTTCGGCGGGGAAGAGGTCGGGAGTCATTTCCTCCACTCCCGGCGCTTTGCGTTGAACCCGAGCAGCCGCCTCTTGAGTCCCGCGACGTGCCACGAGTTGCAGCGCCGCAGCGCGTCGGTGGTCGCGAGGGTCTCGAGCGCCTTGTCGAGGGTCAGCGCGGTCAACGTCGGCGGCTCGACCGTGCATGGCCGGGTCCACTCGATGATGGCCTCATAGGGTGCGTAGGCGACGAGTCGGCCTCCTTTGTCCGGCTCGGCCGTGAATAGCCTCACGCACGACTGCTCGCGCACAGCGTAGGTCGCGGTGTTGTAGGTCACAGCCAAGCCGCTCGCGAAGCGGATGGTGATCACGACGCTCCCCTCGCCTCCAGCTTCCGCAGCCGGCGCTCGACAGCGCAATTGACGTGCCGCGTGCGCTCGGCCTCGGCGGGGAAGAGGTCGGGGCTCACGGCGTAAAATCTCCGGCGCTCACGAGGAAAACGCGATGCCGCGACAAATACGCACACGGCAGCAGATCCGGGAGCTGGTCAGCAGCGTGATCCACGAGAGCCGGCGAGTTAAAGAGGATGCCGAGGAGATCGGCGTGCCGCTGCCGACCCGAACCGAGCCGGACAAGACAGGTTGCAACTGGATCATGCAGTACTTCCGGAACGCTCGTGGCTATGAGGACGTGATCGACGACGCCCTGCGCAGGATCCGCGCGGAGGTGAATCTGCCGGAAGACGAGTAGATCGTGGCTATGCGTCACGGCTATCCCCTCGCCTGTAGCTTGCGCAACCTGCGCTCGATCGCGGTCCGAACGGTTTTCTGCAGTCCGCGCACACGGAGCGCCCGGTGGCACTGATCGGTGTTGAAGCCCCTCACGCGGTCGAGCCTGCTCTGGACGTCGATCCAATAACTCGGCCCGCCGCCGAATGCCGCCCGACCGGCGTAGAAGGGGTTCTGCCGCCACTCGCGTTCTTGCGCCTGGCGCCGGCAGACTCGGCAGAGCGAATCAACGTTGACGGCCGAGTTCTCGGCCTTCACCAAGTGGCCGTTGCCGCAGACGTACGTGTAGGTCCGCCTCACGCCTCCACCTCCTCCGGCTCGCGTTCGAGCAGCGCCTCGATCCACTTGTCGACGTCGCTCGCGGCGTCGCGGATGAAGACCTGGTCGCCCGTCTCGGCGACCTCGATGCCGAGCTTCCGCAGCTCGGAGGCGGTGAGGTTGGCGAGGGCCTTTTTCACCGGCCTGTAGGAGGTCTTTACGAGCACGTCGAACTGTTCCGGATAGTGTTTGCGGATGAGCCGCACGACCTGCTCGGCGTCGTCGAACTCGATCTCGCCCTTGCCCTTGACGAAGCCCACGCGGATGCCGTGAAAAGTGACGGTGCGGGGCTTCACGAACAGCTCCGGGCTCTCGGCGATCGCCTCGGCCAGGCGCTCGCGCGCCTCGCGCGCCGCGGCGATCTGGCGCTTGACCTTCGGCAGGTATTTCCGCACGAGCGCGTCCTGCTCGTCCTCGAGCTCGGTGCGCGAGGCGACGAGGGCGTTGCGCGCCTCGGAGAATCGCGCGGTGAGTGCTTCGATCTCTTTCATGGTTGCCACTGGTGTTACTCCTTCAGCTGCTTCACGCCATCCGGGGCGGCTTGCGCCGGGGCGTACCCTTCGTAAGACTCGACGATCGAGATCCGCATGCGGACCGTGACGCCGGCTCGCTTCAACTTGACCAGCGCGGTACACGACTGAGAGCCGGTGCGCAGGATCTCCTTCAGCGCCTGGTGGACGAGCCCGAGCACGGTCTCGTCGGCGGAAAAAGGGTTGCCGCTGATGTCGAGGCGAATCACGTCGGAAGCCTCAGTTGCCCGATCAGGTCGGGGAGCGGCATCTTGCGCAGCCGCGCCTCAAGCACGAGCGAGTGCATCGCCCGCTCGCGCAGGAAGGCGCACGTGCGCTCCAGTTCCTCGCGCGTCGCGGCGATGAAGTACCCGGTCGCCGGGTGCCCGCAGACCGCGCGCCCGTCCATGCGCAACTCGGTCACCAGCTCGCGCACCAGGCGCTCGGTGCAAGCGAGCGCCTCGGCGATCGCCCGCGCGGTGATCCCGCGGTCCTCGCCGATGTGCTGCTCGAGCAGCATCTCGAGATCCGTCCTGGTGATCGCGCCGCTCACGCCGTCCTCCAGACCCGCAGCGCGCCGGTCGCGAGCGTGCGCCGCGTCACCTTGATGCCGAGCCTGCGGACGTGCCAGTCGACCGCCTGATGCGTGCGCGCGGTGACGAACGAGTCGCCGATCCCCAGCCGGCCGAGCGCGTCGCGCAGCTCACAGCGCCGGAGCCGCCTGGGCGGGATCGGCACGCCGCGCTCGATCGGGCTCACACGCGGCGCGGAGCCGGTTGGACGCACGAGCGGCGAGGGGGTCATGGATTCGGCCGCGGTAGTCAAACCTGTACCCCCGTGCGGTCGACGCGGCGAAGGAACTCGGCAAGGGTGCGCAGCTCGTCGCGGCTCAGCTCGCCCGCCTGTGCCTGGCCGATCAGCAGCAACGAGCCGTCGGCGGCGATCGCGGGGCGGAAGCCGTTCGCCGCTGCCGGCGCGCTCGCGAACTGCATGGCCGGCAGCTCGCGGGCGCGGATCGGCTTACGCCCGCGCATGCGCTTGCCCCCCCGGCTCGCCTTCTGCGCGGCCTTCGCGCCCGCCTTCTGGCCCGGAAGACCGTAGATCGTGCTGTGCGCACCGCCG